GACAAATATAGGCAAAAACGCAGTACATAGGCATATTAAAAGGAGAACTATTATGGCCACATTAGCAGAAATTCGTGCAAAACTACAGGCACAAGAAACACGTTCAAATGGCGGAGACCGCCCCGTTGGCGACAACGCAATCTATCCATTCTGGAACCTAGAGCAAGGTAAAGAATCCACAGTCCGATTCCTTCCGGATGGCGACTCAAACAACACATTCTTCTGGGCAGAGCGTTTGATGATCAAACTGCCATTCGCAGGCATCAAAGGCGAAACAGACAACAAACAAGTTCAAGTACAAGTTCCATGTATGGAAATGTACGGCGAGGCTTGCCCAATCCTATCAGAAGTTCGCGGTTGGTTCAAAGACAAGAGTCTAGAAGAGCAAGGTCGTAAGTACTGGAAAAAGCGTAGTTACATTTTCCAAGGCTTTGTTGTAGAAGACGGCTTGAAAGAAGAAAGTCATCCAGAAAATCCAATCCGTCGATTCATCATCGGCCCACAAATTTTCCAATTGATCAAGTCAGCATTGGTTGATCCAGAGTTGGAAGAATTGCCAACAGACTTGGCACGTGGCGTTGACTTTAAGTTGGTCAAAACAAGCAAAGGTGGCTATGCTGACTATTCTACAAGTAAGTGGAGTCGTCGTGAGCGTCCATTAACAGACGCAGAACAAAACGGTATCAAGGCACATGGATTGTTCAACCTACAAGACTTCTTGCCTAAGAAGCCTACAGATGTAGAAATTCGAGTTATCAAAGAAATGTTTGAAGCCAGTGTCAACGGTGAGCCGTTTGACAAAGAAGCATGGGGACAGTATTTCCGTCCAGCAGGTATGGGACAAGTAACTGGTGATCCTAACAAAGCAACATCTGCTCCAGCAGATAGTTATGTTGATCCAGATGAAGTTCCAGCCAAGCCAGCGGTAACACGCCCTACGGCTCCAGCACAAACTGCTCCAGCAAATGGTAGCGGTCGTGCAGAAGACATTCTTGCGATGATTCGCAATCGTCAAAAATCTTAATCGATTAGAGAAAGTATAGAGGTTCTGCCTCTATACTTCTTGCCACCACACGGAGAATAATTATGGCTAAAAAATTAAACAAACTATCAAAGGTAAATGAATCATTTACTGTTAATCGTTACGACAATGGCTTTATGATTGAAGTCGGCGGACGTGACGGCGAAAATGACTGGAAGAACTGCAAGATTATGTGCAGTACAGAAGCCGAATTGATTGAAGTAATCAAGGAAGCACTATCAATGGAATTGGACTCTTAATATGGCAACTAAAGCGTTCGACTTATCAAAATTTCGTAAGACTCTGACAAAAAGTATTGATGGACTTGGTGTCGGTTTTAATGATCCAACAGACTGGATCAGCACAGGCAACTATGCCTTGAACTATCTAATCAGCAGTGACTTTAACAAAGGTGTTCCACTGGGTAAAGTTACTGTACTAGCAGGTGAATCTGGCGCAGGTAAAAGTTATATCTGTTCAGGTAACCTAATCAAAGCCGCACAACAGCAAGGTATCTATGTGGTGTTGATTGACAGTGAAAATGCGCTGGACGAAGCATGGTTACACGCATTGGGTGTCGATACCAGCGAAGATAAGTTGTTGAAACTTAACATGGCTATGATTGACGACGTGGCTAAAACTATCAGTGAGTTCATGAAAGAATACAAAGTAATGGACGAAGCAACTCGTCCTAAAGTATTGTTTGTGATTGACAGTTTGGGTATGTTGTTAACTCCTACAGACGTTAATCAGTTCGAAGCAGGCGAAATGAAAGGTGACATGGGTCGTAAGCCTAAGGCACTTACTAGTTTGGTTCGTAACTGCGTTAATATGTTCGGTAGTTACAATGTTGGATTGGTTTGTACTAACCATACCTACGCAAGCCAGGACATGTTTGATCCAGATGACAAGATTTCAGGTGGTCAAGGTTTCATTTACGCAAGCAGTATTGTTATCGCTATGCGTAAATTGAAATTGAAGACGGACGCAGATGGCAATAAGACTACAACTGTTAACGGTATCCGTGCAGCCTGTAAGATTATGAAAACACGTTATGCAAAGCCGTTTGAAAGTGTACAAGTTGAAATTCCTTATGAAACAGGAATGAGTCCTTACAGCGGTATGGTAGACTTGTGCGAAGCCAAAG